TAATTAATTACGGTAAGAAGCACGGCTACATTACTGAAGGTATGTCTGACGAAGAAATAAATGAAATATTACCTGCACTTGCTGGCATAGGAAGAATGGCGGCGAAGGGTGCAGGAGCAGTAGCAAAAGGTGTTGGTAAAGTAGGAGCCAAAGCGGCAAAGGCTGGAGGCAAGTTAGCTGTTAAAGGAGCTAAAGCAGGAGCTAAGGCGGCTGGTAAGTTAGCTGTTAAAGGAGCTAAAGCAGGAGCTAAGGCGGCTGGTCAAGGAGCCAAAGCGGCTGGACGTGGAATTGCTCAAGGAGCCAAAGCCGTTGGACAAGCTGTTGACGCCGCAGGCGGAGTTGGAGCAATTGCACAACAGGCAGGCGCGGCAGTTGGACAAGGTGTTGATAAAGTTAAAGGTGTAGCACAACAGGCGGCACAAGGTTTTAAACAACAACAAGCACAAACACCAGCACAAGAAATTCCACCAGGATCAGATCAAGCACCAATAGATCCAAAAGCAACAGCCAAAGTTGCACAAAGAGCCACAGCACTAAAAAGTGTAGCTGGCGGTTCAGCAAGTGGCGGTATGGTTGCTAAAGGAATGGATAAAGTTGCCTCAGGAAGTACATTACCTCCTAATTTAATAAAAGCAATAGCACCTTATACACAAAGCATTCAAAAGATGATGCAAGATCCTCAATTATTTTCTAAATTTAAACTATTAATGAAACAAGCTAACGCCGGGCAATAAGCCGGAAGGCATATCTAAGAACCTTAGCAGTACATAAGTATTGTTATGCAAGATTTTAGAATAGAACAACTATCATTTACTGAACAATTTGATGTGTATACTAATGTATACTCAAAAGCAACAGAAGTGAAAGAACATCTCACCCAACTTATTAAACAAGAAGGCGATAAACAGTACAGAAGAACAAATGTTCAAGCGAACATGACATCGTGGGACATGTTTTCAAATAAAGACTTTATTCCTATAATTGATTGGGTAATTGAAACTTTAAAACTAAGCGACACACCGTCTGCACCAAAAGACACAACAAAACTTTATTGTGTTGATTGCTGGGGTGTTAATTATAAAACAGGCGACTATACTAACCCTCATGCTCATTGGCCAGCACAATGGGGTTTCGTATATTATGTTGATGCTTGTCCAAAATGTGCTCCATTGGTATTTCCAGGAGCAGGAAAAGCCATCAAACCAAATACAGGATTAGTTATAATTTTTCCTGGACCAATATCACATTCTGTACCAAAACACGAATGCGATCATAATAGAATTTGTATAGCTGGAAATATTGCATATAAATTAGAGAAAGCTAATCCAAAAAAAATTGCAGAAAACACTTGACATTAGACAAGAAAACAAGTATAATATACTAATAACCTGGAGGTAAAACATGAGTGACCGCACATACGGCCCCGAAGAGAAAGACAAATTAACAAGACTAGTAAATGAAGGCGCAACAGTTCTACAAGAAATTGAAGATCTTAATGCCGGACTAAAAGATACTGTCAAAGCAGTAGCAGAAGAATTAGATATGAAACCATCTCTTATTACTAAAGCAATTAAAATTGCTCATAAAGGAGATTGGTTAGCGACTGCTGATGCATTTGACGACTTAGAAACTTTAGTTGCTACGGTTGGCAAAGACAAACTGTGATATTTCGAATACAAAACTTTTTTAAAGAATCTTATAGATTAAGTCCTACAGCATTTTATTGTGAAATGATTGAGGCAAGTTTATTAATTAGTGCAAGTGCAATTCTTACATTTACTGTACTAGATCCAGCAACCAAGATTTTTATACCAATGTACTTTATTGGATCAATTTTTGGTATTATAAGTGCAGTCATTAGACGAGCGGCATTTGTTATTATATTGTGTTCATGGTTTACTCTTATGAATGCTATAGCACTTTGGAAATTATTTTTATGACAATCTATATGGTAGACATAGACGGTACAATATGTTATACTGATGGTAACAAATATAAAGAAAGTAAACCTAAACAAGCTAGAATAGAGTATTTAAATGAACTATTTGATAAAGGCGATGAAATACATTACTGGACAGCCAGGGGTGCAAAGTCTGGAATAGATTGGATAGAGTTTACTAAAGAACAATTAAAAGGCTGGGGAGTAAAGTTTACTTCTGTAAAAACATGCAAACCACATTACGATTTATGGATAGATGATAAGGCAACAAGTGATAATGATTATTTTTGGCACGGTCCTAAGGGCCTACGTAGATAAAGGAGTATTAAATGAGTTACGTTGATGCTCTATTTGATAGAAATGCAGATATTCTTCGTGTTGTAGAACGCAAAGAAGGTAAAAGGCATTTTACTGAATACCCTATTAAGTATACATTCTTTTACAAAGACCCACGTGGCAAGTATAAAAGCATTTATGGTGATCCTTTAAATAGAATTGTTTCAAAGTCTACTAAAGACTTCCGTAAAGAACTTGCAATTAACAATACAAAACAATTATTTGAAAGTGATATTAATCCTATCTTTCAATGTTTAAGCGAAAACTATCTTAACGTTGATGCTCCGAAACTTAATGTAGCATTTTTTGATATTGAAACAGATTTTGATCCTGAACGTGGCTTTGCTGATCCTAGTGAGCCGTTTATGCCTATAACTGCAATTAGTGTACATCTACAATGGATGAATACTCTTGTTACTTTAGCAGTTCCTCCGAAAACACTTACAATGGAAGAAGCTAAAGAACAAACAAAGGAATTCCCTAATACACATTTATTCGAAAAAGAAGGAGATATGTTAAAAACATTTCTTGACTTAATCGAAGATGCTGATATTCTTACTGGTTGGAATAGCGAAGGATATGATATTCCATATACAGTTAATAGAGTAAGCAGAGTATTAAGCAAAGATGATACAAGACGTTTTTGTCTTTGGGGACAATTGCCTAAGAAACGTGAATACGAAAAATACGGTAAAAAAGCTGAAACCTATGACTTAATAGGTAGAGTACATTTAGATAGTTTAGAATTATATCGTAAATATACGTATGAAGAAAGACACACATACAGACTTGATGCTATTGGCGAAACTGAGATCGGTGAGCAAAAAACTGTTTACGAAGGTACGCTCGATCAACTTTATAACAATGACTTCAAGACATTCATTGAATACAACAGACAAGATGTTGCATTACTGGACAAGCTGGACCAAAAACTAAAGTTTATTGATTTATCAAATGAACTAGCACACGCAAATACTGTTTTGCTACAGACTACAATGGGTGCCGTTGCAGTTACAGAACAAGCAATTATTAACGAAGCTCATGGCAGAGGTCTACAAGTTCCTAATAGAATTAAACGTGAACCAGGTAGTGAACCAGCCGCTGGTGCCTATGTTGCATTTCCTAAGAAAGGTTTACATAAGTGGATTGGTTCAATGGACTTAAATTCACTATATCCATCTGTTATTAGAGCATTGAATATGGATCCTGCAACTATAGTAGGACAACTAAGACCATCTGATACAGATGCAATGGTTGAAGAAGCAATGACACTACAGAAAAAATCGTTTGCAGGTGCTTGGGAAGGACGATTTGGTACACTAGAGTATGATGCTGTAATGGAGCAACGCAAAGAGGTTGATATTACTGTTGATTGGGAAAATGGTGACGAACAACTAATGAGTGCGGCCGAAGTATATAATGTTATTTTTAATTCGCGAAATCCGTGGATGTTATCTGCTAATGGAACTATTTTAACAACTGAATTTGACGGTGTTATTCCTGGATTGCTAAAACGTTGGTATGCAGAACGTAAAGAATTACAAGCAATGAAGGGGAAAGCCATTGAAGCTGGTAATAAAATAGAAATAGCATTCTGGGATAAACGACAACTTGTTAAGAAGATTAACCTAAATAGTTTATATGGTGCAATACTAAATCCTGGTTGTAGATTCTTTGACAAACGTATTGGTCAATCAACTACACTTACTGGTAGGCAAATTGCAAAACATATGAGTGCTGAATGTAATAAAGTAATCACAGGCGAATACGATCACGTTGGTGATGCAGTAATTTATGGTGATACAGATTCTGTATACTTTTCTGCGTTTCCTGTTTTGAAAAAAGAAATAGAAAACAAAGATATACCTTGGGATAAAGAAAGTGTTATTAAATTATACGACCAAGTAGCAGGTGAAGTTAATAAAACCTTTATAGAATTTATGAGCAAGGCTTTTCATTGTCCGAAAACTCGTGCAGATGTTATTGCCGCAGGTAGAGAAATTGTTGCAGAAAGTGGATTATATATTACTAAGAAAAGATATGCGGCACTAATTTACGATGAAGAAGGTGAACGTAAAGATACAAATGACAAGCCTGGTAAAGTAAAAGCAATGGGTTTAGACTTAAAACGTTCTGATACACCTGAGTTTATGCAAAACTTCTTAAGTGAACTATTGCTTATGGTATTAACTAATCAAACAGAAGCTGAAGTATTAAAACGTATTACAGAATTTAGAACAGAATTTAAATTACGTCCTGGATATGAAAAAGGTTCTCCGAAACGTGCAAATAAAATTGGAGATTATAGACGTAAAGAAGAAAAAGAAGGTAAAGCAAATATGCCCGGACACGTTCGAGCAAGTATTAATTGGAATACGTTAAAACGCATGAACGGAGACAAGTATAGTCAGGAAATTGTAGATGGTATGAAAGTTATTGTTTGTAAATTAAAACAAAATCCATTAGGGTATACAAGTGTTGCATATCCAACAGACGAATTACGATTACCTGATTGGTTTAAAGAACTTCCATTTGACAACGATGCTATGGAATCAACTATTATAGATAACAAACTAAGCAACTTAATCGGAGTACTTGATTGGGATATCCAAAGTACATTACAAAATAACACATTTGGTTCGCTATTTGACTTTGGAGGTAATGAATAATGCATGGAATGATAGATTTAGAAACATTAGGTACTAGTCCTGATACAGTAATACTAACTTTAGGAGCAATTAAGTTTGATCCTTACACTAATGTCGAACCATCCGATGGTCTATACTTACGTGTTAATGTAGACGATCAAACAGAGATAGGTCGTACTATCGACCAAAGCACTTTAGATTGGTGGGGCAAACAAGACGAAAGCATACGTGAAGAAGCTCTTGGTGACGGAGATAGAGTTGGCTTAAAAGAATTAACTAAAAGCCTAAATAAATGGTGTGTAGGCTTAGATTATTTGTGGTGCCAAGGTCCACTATTTGATTATGCTATCTTAGAAAATCTATATAAGAATTTACAAATTCCTATTCCTTGGAACTTTTGGCAAATTCGCGATAGTCGTACATTGTTTGCAATGATGCCTAAAGACCCTCGTAAAGCAATACAGAGCGACGCACACAACGCCTTAGCAGATTGTTACTATCAAGCTAAATGCGTACAACAAACATATAAGCACTTTGGAATTAAAAAATGAAAGTAGGTATAACTTTTTCTACATTTGATTTATTACATGCTGGTCATATTGCTATGTTACGTGAAGCAAAAGATCAATGTGATTATCTTATATGCGGGTTACAAATAGATCCTTCAATGGAGAGACCAGGAAAAAATAAACCAATTCAAACTGTAGTTGAAAGGTATACTCAATTAAAGGGTGTAAAGTATGTTGATGAAATTATTCCGTATGTACGAGAAAAAGATATTGACGATATATTAGAACTTTACAATAATATTAATGTACGAATATTAGGTGTAGAATATGAAGGCAAAGACTTTAGTGGTAAAGCAACAGGTGAACGTTTAGGAATAGAACATCATTATAATCAACGCAATCATAGATTTTCTAGTAGTGGTTTAAGAGAACGGTTCCAAGAACGAATGATTGGTAAAGTATGAGAATATTAATAACAGGAAGTTCGGGAATGGTCGGACAAGAATTACAAAACCATTTATTTAATCATGATGTAAAAACTATTGATTTACTAGATGGTCAAGATCTACGAAACTGTAATTTAGATTATGATGTTGATGTTATATTTCATCTAGCTGGTAAAAGTGGAGTTAGAAAAAGTATAGATAACCCTAAAGAATACTTCGAACACAACGTAATGGCATCACATAGATTATTTGAAGCATTTCCAAATACTCGAATTATCTACGCAAGTTCTAGTACTGCTAAAGAACCTTGGAGGAATCCTTATGCATTATCAAAAAAAACTATTGAAGGCATTGCCCCAGATCATGCATTAGGCCTACGTTTTACGACTATATACAATGGAGACCAGGAACCTCGACCAGATATGTTTATTCCAAAGCTCTTAAGAAAAGATATACAATTTATCAATAGCAACCACAAAAGAGATTTTATTCATGTTACAGACGTTTGTGATGCACTTATGTTGCTAATGACTCATCCATTAACTGGGGTATTTGACCTAGGCACAGGACAATCCTATCCAATAAAAGACATTACTAATCATATAGGATTAACTCCTAAAGAAAAAATTGGTGATAAACATGAACGACTTGATAATCAAGCCGACATTAGTAAATTAATAGAAATAGGTTGGAAACCTAGTATTAATATTTTTGAGTACTTTGATGAGTTAAACATGGCAAATAATGCTTGACTTTTTAATAATTTTTAAGTATAATATAATTTAAATGGAGAAATGAATTTATGAAAGATATCTTACAAGACATTGTTGCACATACACATTCGTTAGGTTTTTTAAATCTAATTAAAGTTACAGGTGATGCAACATCAACAACAATTGAAAGTATGGCTGAAGATCGATCAGTAATTCTTTCATCTAAAACTAAAGCACCAGTTACTGAATTTAACGAAACATTTGGTATGCCTAACTTAGATAAGTTAGCTTTGCATTTAAAGAATCCAGAATATCAAAAAAATGCAAAACTATCTGTGGAGAAAGCAGATAGAAACGGTGTTACAATTCCAACACATATACACTTTGAAAATGAAGCAGGTGATTTCAAAAACGATTATCGTTTTATGAATAGCGAAATTATTAATGAGAAACTTAAATCTGTAAAGTTTAAAGGTGCAACATGGGAAGTTGAGTTTGAACCAACTATGGCATCGATTAATAGAATGAAACTACAAAGTGCCGCACATGCTGAAGAAACTGTTTTCACAGTAAAAACTGTAGACAAGACTTTAGTATTTTACTTTGGTGATCATTCAACTCATTCAGGTGACTTTGTATTTCAACATACAGGCATTGAAACTGAATTAAAACATTCTTGGAGTTGGCCTGTAGCACAAGTACAAGCAATCCTAAGTCTCGACGGAAAGCAAATAATGAAAATTTCCGATCAAGGTGCTATGCAAATTACAGTTGATTCTGGATTAGCTGAATACGATTATATTTTGCCAGCACAATCTAAATAGGGGTTAATATGAACAAAGATCTAACAAAAGCACAAAAAGATTATGCAGTTTTTCTTCCAGCA